GCCTTAAGCTCAAGCTTTGTTGGTTCATCTAATTTAGAAAATAAATTTTCCATCTGTGAAACTAAATCTAATTGTTCTTCTTTTGATAAACTTGCTTTTTTTGTAAGACGTTGACGAATATTACTAATAACAGTTTTGATCATTGCTTTGCTATCCGCAGGAACATTTACAATTGAAAGCTCATTAAAATTGATTCCTGAGTTAATAGCATAAGCCTTAATTTGATCTCCCTGTTTAATATTAAATTCGGGGAAATCTACTTCAGCCGTATATTCTTTGCCTAAACCTAAAGCTGAAAGGTGTTCACATTTTTCATCTGCATCTGAATGAAGTTTCATCCCACAAATAGAACATGTACTTTCATCACAAGAACAACCCATAGATACGGTATTGAGAACCCCCGTTTCTACCATTCTAGCTATTTCAGGATGAAGACGTTTATCTATTTTAGCTATACATTCAACATATTTCTCTTTAGTTTCTGGGTCTTCAATCAACGTAGAATCAATAATTTTACCTACACTCTTTATAGGAGAATCTGATTCATGATTTAAAAATAAATTACGTCCTTGAAATGTTTCATATGAGGCTTTAAGTTCTTTCCAAGGGAAAGCATCATGATTTCCATTAGGACCATTTGTTTCCATTGCGCTAATGGCACGAGCCCTAATATAAACAAAATCTGAATCTTTTGGTTCTAAAATTTTTGATGGGGGTACTTGTTCAGTTAAAGGTCTATCAATAACTAGATCTTCGACAGCAGAAGCTGTTTTTGTAATTTTTAAAATTGAGCCAATCTTATACAATGCCATAATTATTCCTCAATAATTCCCTTAAGCAAATTACGAGCTTTATTTAAACTTGTTTCTCTCTCAAGATCTCGCAGCCATTCCTCTTGTTCGTCTTCTGTTGGTTGAGAGGGCTGTTCTTTAATCTCTTCCCACTGTTTTTTAGGAACATAAAGATATTTCTTTTCTGGCTTCGTAGGGGATCGTACCACTTTAGGTTTTGGTTCTCGTGGCATTCTTACTTTTTTAACTGGAATTGGCTTTACTTCTTTAGGTTCTGGAATTCCAATTTCTTCATCAGTATGCCCATAACTATCTACGCGAACATCGGGTAAATTTGGTCCAGAAACAACTAAAGAACAAGAAATATCCCCTGGATGTGAACGCTCAAAAAGTGGTGCATCATGTTCTAAACCAATTAAAAATTGATCTAATTCCCAAACTTGTCTATTAAGATCTACACAAATACTATGCCTTGAATTTCCAGAATCCCATGTAACAAGATTATATCCGTCAGCTAATAAACTTTCTAAAATTGGTCGAGTCATATCCTGACGAGTATTACCTACAGCTTGTTTATTTAGCCTGTTTATTTTTTGAGCTTTTTCGGCTAGTTTTTCTTCCCAATTGGTCATATTTCATTTCCAAAAATTCAAGATTATTACTCGTAATAAAATTTTTACAGTTACATTCAAATCTAGGGTGATTTAAATCCTCAACAAGCAAGCAGGGCTTCTTGCCTTTTCTAGGATGAGTCGCGTGGTCGTATCTCGAATGTTTACAAGTACGACATTTATCCTTATTTAACTCTGTTACAACTTGCATGTACCCTGCAAAATTAGGCATATTTTTTGTCATAAAGGTATTCTAAATATTTTAAATTGTCTTTTGGCTTAAACTCCAAACAGCTACATGATACAAATCTTAAATAGGTTTCATCATAAATCATTTGGCATTTTACAGGGAATCCAAAAGCACTTAAATGAGAAAGGTAGTGATGGGAACAATCTCTGCAAAGATCAAAATTTCTTACATTCTTAATTCTTCTAATAGGCATTATTTTTCATTCAAGTCAGTATATCCATGCTTGTACAAAATGCTTCTAGCAAATTTAATATGATTATAGCATTCATCTTTAATAGTGCGTTGCATTTGTTCAAATGCTCTATCAGATAGCCCACTAACACGGCATAAATCTATAATTTTCCCCATATTTTTAACCATAATGGCTTCAAACATTACGGGTAAATTTAAATCTTCGGTTCCATCCTGCCCTATAACTACGTAATCTAATTCTTTTTTGGGTTCCTTTTGCATAATCTTACCTCATCTTATCCTTTTAATTAATTTAAATGATTAAAAAAGTGCGTAAAGCGTAATATTCCCTATATACACATATTTTAATTATATTTTTACATACAAAATTATCTTATCTACTAATAGAGAAACCAACTGCTTCCAACCTTCCAATTAGTACAGAAAGATCGTCACTTGAGTAATTGATCACCCCTATAGATTTAAGAGCTAAATGTAGGTCATCTACAGAAAGCTTCTTAGAGGGCCAATCCTTGAGCAAAGTTTGAGCTAGAAAATTTGGGTCAACTGAAAAACCACTATACTTAACTACCTTTATTTTAGAGGGGCTTCCTATCTTATTTAGTGTCATATTTTATTTTCCTAGAAAATGATGAACATTCTCAATAGAAACCGCAAAACTAATTCCTGACCACCCATCGCCAAAACCACCTAATGACATTGTATTAACTCCAACTAATTCTCCACTACTGTTAAATACCCCACCACCAGAAGAGCCTGGGTTAATAGCAGCATCTGTAATTGTATATAAACTTTTAAATCCTTCTACCTCAACATGTATTGCAGAAACAATACCATGGGAAACCAAAAACTCTAAGAAATACGGACTTCCAACATTTATAATTTCTTCTCCCACTGTTAAATGCTTACCTAATTTAACATGCTTATGATGTAAACCAGGAACACGAAGCAAACCCAAATCATGTTTTACATCTAATTTAATTAATTCTGCGGAATAAGATTTACCACTAGTATCTCTAACCCAAATATTTGTAAGGGGAAGGGTATCAAAACAATGAGCTGCTGAAAGAATTTCATCTTTAGAAACAAAGGTACCAGAACATCCACCTTCCAATATATGTTCTTTACCTTGTTTATCTTTAATTTTTGCCTTCATGCGTATAAGAACTGAAGCTTCCAATGCTTTATTGGCTACTTTTTCATAATTAAATTTTGCATTCACACAACTAGAAGAACTTAAAACTATCGTGCCAATCAGCAACGTAGCCAGTAATTTTTTCATATAAATTCCTTATAAAACTTTATTATTGTACAAATATTCTAAATACTCCAGATTAGTCATTGAAGTATAAGTATCGCAAGGACATTGACCATATTCTGAATAACGACACCAAGTTATCAAATTTTGAACTTGTCTATTACCTTCTTCACAATAGGGAATGCGGTAATGATCTTCAAAAGAATGGAAACAATTACAAAGAAGGTGTGCTTTCTTTTCGTTGCTTTTTATCATAAAGATGTTCTAAATATTCAAGATTATCTTTTGGGGTATATTCCTTACAAGAACAACTAACAAAAGTAACTGAACCCCAATTTGTATATTCAACACACTGATCATTAAGATGAGCATGATTACAATCTCGACATCTTTTAGATGTAGGAAGAATAGTTGTTGCTGTATTTGGGAAAGTTTTCGTAGTTGTCGTAGTTGTATAAGGATAACTACTAGGATCTATTCCTAAATTAAGGAAAGGTTCCCCAGTCCAAGTATTATTGGTTGTAGATACAATATAACTACTGCTACTTGATGTATTACTATTAAACATTTATCTCTCCTTTTCTTTTCTTATTATAACACCATTCTAAATATTTCAAGTTATTTTTACCACAATAACCCTCTAATTTATTATCAGCATCCCCATTAACTATTAGGGAACAATATAAGCACCAACCATCGTTTTGATGATTTTGTTCTAAATGCTTACATCTTTCACAATGTTCCATTATCTTTCGGGAGCTGCTAATTCTGCTGCTCCACCTGTTGGTTCTTCAGTCATTTCTGGTGTGGGTCCAACTTCTCCAGGAATTTCTTCGCCCACTCCTTCAGCACCTTCTTCTCCAGGTTCAACTGGTTCAATGGGCTCAATAGGTTCTATTCCTTCAGCACCACCTATTCCACCTCCACCAGCTCCTACTTCTCCACCACTAGAAGGTTTACTAATTTTTGCAGGGATACGATCTTTCCCACCACCCTTATCAAAAATAGTACCACGTTCTTGTTCAAGATTTTCTCTTTCAGTTTCAAAGTCGAGTTCAGGAAATTTAGCAAAAAGCGTCTTAGTAGAGATGAGTCCTTTATCATGCAACTCCATCATTCTATCTTTTTCTGCATCCTCATCTTCAATATCAAGAGATTTATACCAAGATATTTGAGGTAAAATTAATTCTTTTTTACCTGTAGCTGGATCAATTGTATAAAAATTATTCTTTTCTGCAATAGGTCTAAAGAAACGATTTATAATCCAATTTTCAAATTTATCTCGTGTAGTTTTATACTGCATAACAAGAGCATGAAGGGCCATTGTTTTACTATTACCAAAATTAGGTCCCTCACCCAAAATAACATTCTTGTTTACTCCCATGCCTACGAGTAACTGATCTTGAATATAATCGTATTCAGCATTGAGAGGAAATTGCTTACCCATAACGCTTAAAGGTTCATACTTAACAATAGGTGGAGCAAAGATACTAAAAGGAGGATTTTGAATTGATTGATTGATTAAATTCTTCCAATTGGTAATATCCGCTTCACTTGGCATCGTATTAGAAGCAAGATCTCCAATAGTCCATAGTTCTTTTGGAAATACATAGTTCTGGGCGTAAGCAGATTGCGCCAAACGAATCCAGTCTTGAAGAATTAAAGCTTTAAATAAACATTGAATTGGACTTGTACCACGAGTTGCTGAAGGATCTGTAAGATCCGCTACAGTAGATACACAATCCTCATCTAATCGAATATTACGATGTTCTTGAATTGCATTAACAAGTTCAGGAGAAGAAGCTTTTAATTTTTCAACTCTTTCTTGATCTTCAGGACGAGAGGATGAAACTAATGCTTTCAGTTCTTCGGTTGGGATCAATTCAAAAGTTTGATGACCAGAAAGCATATCAGTTTTAATTTCAACAAGCTCAGGCTCAAGAAGTACAAAATTAGCCCAACGATAAAGCTTTTCTTCACCTTTGGGATTTTCAACATCTTGAACCATATTACCAAAACAAATGGCCTCTCCAAATTTATTATAAGAAATACTGGCTCTTAAAATATAGGAAAGAAGATCAAAGTCTTTATTAGAACACATTTCCTCATAAAATTTCTTTACGGAAACATCTTGCACTACTAA